GCCATTTAAATCTCCTTAAGCTCGTGTAATTCCACGGGGGTCTTCAACTACAGCTTCTACGCTGTCATCGTTGATAATTCTAAATTCTTGTCCATGAATTTTTACTCGTGAACCTGAATTAGGTCTAATCAAAACAAAGTCGCCAACTTTACAGAGTGGTCCGCTTGGAAAACGTTCTTTGTCTTGGTACGCATCCGGTCCAATTGCCATAACAAATAAGACTGGAGTTAATACTTCTTCGTAATGCATAGTAGTATCTGCTTTTAACAGACCACTTTCAAACTCTTCTTCTGCCTTTGGAACCATACACAAGATGTGGTAGCCCGCTGGTTTAGGAAGTTGTGTTGCTTTTTTTTCTTGCTGCGCTGGAATTTGTGATACGTTACCCATTGCATCGCTGATTAAAAGTTCACTCATCTTCATCCTTTGTAGTTTTTTGCTCGCGGTCTTTAATAAAATCTATAGCAAGGGCAAGACCACGGATAACCCCAGCTACATTTCGATACTCGTCAAACGATTTGCAATTGCCTTGTGCAATGAATTCTGCTTTGATACTAATTAGCTTCTGCAATTCCGTGCAGAGATATTCATACTCGTTGTTCATTTAGTTTCCTTTTTGGAATTTTGTGTTGCTACTTTTTGCTGCTCTAAAGACTGTCTATGTTGCTGCTCTGTAGCATCTCTATTTTGCAGGTGCTGTTGCATAGCTAAATCTTGTTTGTTTTTACCTTCTACTGTTTTAATGCCTATATCATGTTTATATTGGCGCTCTTTATTTATTGCGTCTAATGCCATCTTACCGCCATCAACTCTTTGCTGATGCTTAAGTTTTTCAGCTTGAACTGCTGTATTAGCGGTTACTTGTAAAGCTGCAGTTTTTTGTTGTGACTGAATACGTTGTGCTTCAATCTCTAACTGCTTCATCTTAAGCTGCGCATCTGTCTGGTCTTTTGTAGCTTTGCGTTGCTGTTCTTGCGCTTTAAGCTGTAACTCTTGCATCTGCATCTGAATAATTGGGTCTTGGGCTTGTTGCTGAGCTTGCTGCTGTTGTGCCTGTTGTTTATTTTGCTGTAACAATTGTTGCGCAGCTTGGGCCATTTTTTGTGACAACGCATGCTCTATTTCAGGAGTCATCTTGTCATCTTCTTCCTCATCCATGTCATTCATGTGTTGTTTCGGTAACGCCATGCCTAACTGCTTCTCAATCTCTTGACGATACAAGAACCCAGCGTGCTCATTGATATGAGCCATCATTGATGCTTGCAACTGTTGTGCTTGCGGATTATTTTGTAGTAATGCCATAATCTTAGGGTCTTGCATAGCCGCTTGGTGCACTGCAATATGAGATTGATGGTCTTGGTAACTAAATGCCTTGACCGGTTTCATCATAAGAACGTTTTGATTTTCAGTAACTGGGTCCGTAGGTTTTTGGTCGTCCGACATTGGTATAAGCTTTGATGCGTTCTTAATACCAAGAGTCTCGACCATCTGACGATGGAGGAACGGTAAATTATAGAGTTGTGGTGCCTGCTGCGCCAGCTGCATAACTGCTTGCCACTGTACAATCTTTTGCGCCATCGTAGACGCATTTGGGTCGCTGACAGGTATGACTTCGATATCCTCATAATCCGCTTTCTTAGCCGACGCTTTACCCTCCTCTGGTTCATAGTCATACTCCTCCGGTGTGTAGTCTGCAATAATGTGCTTGAGTAACTTAAACTCTTGCTTCATTGAGTAATGCAAACGTGCCTGTATGGCACTCATTACTTTTAACGTGCGCTCAAGAATAGCGAGAGTAGTACCAACTGGAGCGTTACCACCCATGTCTGATACTTGCAAGTCTCCAGCAGAAACAAAATTTCTACCCTCTGTAACGATTTGGTTGAACAATTGAGATAAAGTTTGACTTGGCTCCTTGTAGGGGAGGAGCATAACATTGTCTTTAATCGTGCCGCTCGGTACATCTACGTCTCTAAATTCACCCGGTGAGATAGGCGTGTCATCCCCTTTGACACGTAAACCTCTGGACTTGAGACCCCCCGGAAGATTTGATAACGTTCCAGCGTCAATAAGCTGACGTAACATAGTAGTAGCACTGCGGGCATACCCGCCAATAAGATGAATAAGACCATAACCATAAAATCCAAACCCCGGTACGTATTGATAATGAACAAAATGAATCCTCTTAGACTTTAATGTATCATCTTCCAACCAATTTTTACGAATAGCTAGCACCTTTCCGGTGCTTTTTTCAATAGTTATGACATAAGGTAGTGCAACGCCTGTCTTTTCACCATTTACTTCGTCTTCAAATCCTGGCAAGTCGTAATCAACATGCATCTCTAAAATACGGAAACGATTGTCGTTGGTAGCGGAAAAACCTTGTTCCTCAGCTTTGCGTTTCTCTATGTCGTCTAGAACAGCCATAGGCTCGCCCAAGTCCACATCCCTGTAAAACCCAGCTACCATTAGTTTTTTTACATCGTTTTTAGTTTTACGCATCACGTGTGTCATACGCTCTGCTGTATCTAAATTCGAAGCTCCATATGGTACCACAAAATCTTCAGCGGGGATAAACATTGCAACTTGTCTTTCCAAGCTAGGGTCATAATATACCTTCTTAAATGCTGAACCTGCTAAGGGTAAGTTCCACAATAATTTCTCATGCTCTGGGCGATACTCCGTCATCTCATCCATTAACTTATAGTTCATGTCATCTGATACACGAATCGAAGCTTCTTTTTTAGACTGGGTCTCTTTACCAATAATCTGTGTCTTAACTGGACCTGTTGCCGGGAATGTCTCCATAATAGCTTCAGACTGAAATCTTACGACTGCTTCGGATAACATTGGGTGGAATACACCGCACGCGCCAGCCCAAGGCTCAGTAGTCTCTTCGTATTTCAAACCAAGCAATTTTAAACCCTGAACATATGTATCTGCCCAGTCTTTTCTACCATTTAAGTCAGTTTCAAAAAGTCCAACTAAATCAGAGCTTAATGTCATCAGGTCTTGCTCAGACATATCCTCGGCAAGATTTTTGCTAAACTCTGGGTCGCCCTCTGGCTCAATATCAATCTCCGTATCACCATGTTTAATACGCACAGCTTCTGGGTCAACAATCTCAATTTCCAGCGGTTCCGCTTCTGGAGTTGCTTCTAAACCTTGCGGTGCCTGATATAAACCTTTATCTATTGCCATGATTAATCCTTAAATTAAATTGTAAAACCCAGCTTTTCTATGCCCTTTAAAATATTTAATCTCTTCTTCCTCATCTGAGGATAAACGAAGAAATCCACCCTGTCTAAATCTCATCAACGCAAGTGTCATTGAGTCAACCAAGTCATCATGCTCACCAGACGGAAATGACGCTACCTCATCTACTAACTCTTCCGCCCAAGCTGTCTGTGGTGCCCACACGTGCCCACTTGCAAATATATCTGCTACACTGTTTAGACGAGAAATTTTATCTTGCCCTTTACCCGGACTATACTCAGCTAGTGGTATACCCATTCTACGTAACTCCTGAATAAGTGGGGCACCTGCTGCTTTTTTCTCAATAATCAAAGCATCTGGTTCATACTCTTTGTACTTTTCAAATGCTTTCATTTTTAATTCGGGAAACTCTAAACGGTCTTTAAACGAGTCAAGTAATATTATATTGGCAGTTTGGGCTTTTGTAATCCTATTTGTTTCAAAGAACACGCCCCATGTAGTGCATGTAGAGAAGTCGTTTACCGTTCGCGTTTCGTGCGCAGTATCCCAAGACTGAATAATAAAGTTACACTCTGGTGGGTTATCCTCTTCCCAAACTTTCCACCATTCACGTTTAATAATTGCCGAGCTATCACTTGTCGGCTGCTGCATATACTGTGCCATCCACTTCTGGTTAGGCAATTCAGTTTTTAATGCCTCTAATTCTTTAAGATTCCAGAATTCGGGCCATAAGGGTTTACCCGAATCAAGGATAGCTGGGAACTCAATTACTTTCCACTCTCCACCACCACGTTGATTAGATGACTTAATTACTTGTGCTGTTAAATCTCGTAGGCTCCATCTCGTCATTACGATAACTATCGCACCGCCTGGTTGTAAACGCTGACGAGGTCCTGATGTATACCACTCATATGTTTTATCATAAATCTCTGGACTAAACTGAGCTAATGCAGCTTCTTGTTCTGAGTGCGGGTCATCAATAATTAAGACATCAGCACCTTTACCAGTAACTGCACCACCAACGCCGATAGCAAAATAGTCACCACCAAAGTTAGTGTTCCAACGTCCAGCGGCTTTTGAATCAGATTGTAGCTCAACTGTAGGAAATATTCTTTTATACGCTTCAGAATCAACTAGGTTCCTCACTTTCCTACCGAATCCGACTGCGAGTTCTGCCGTGTGGGAAGTCTGAATGATTTTTTTATTAGGGTACTTGCCGAGATACCAAGCTGGTAACAAGTAAGAAGCAAACTCGGACTTAGTATGTCGTGGAGGCATGTTAATAATGAGTCTTTTACATTTTCCAGTCGCAACTTCTTCAAAAGCTTCTGCCATCCGTGCATGGTGCCTCCCAGCTATAAAATCGGGCCAAACTTCATTAACAAATGCAAGAAAATCTTTGTTACATTCGGTTCTTTTTTCTCTTAAATCTAATTCTTCAATGATTTCAAGTACTTCTTTTGCTTCTTCTGGGGCTAAACTGTTTAAAAAACCCTGCCTCTGGACAGAAGTCATCTGTTTTAGCGTGTCAAATATGGTGTTACTCGCCATATTTATCTTTTTCTAAGGTAGCCACACCTAGTTCTTTATCTAAATCAATGACCATTGCTTCGCGTTTCTTCTTAATTGGGCTTTCTACACGCTCTACTGCACCCATATACTTAGAAAGCTTCTTTTCTAGCTCAGATTTAAGCTCTTCTGTAGTCCTATGTGTTACAGAAACCTCTAATTTGTCCGCAAACATACCTAATTGGCTTAGTTTTCCTAGTTTTTCTAACGCATTTAAGCGGTCAGAAGCTTTTTCACCGTCAGATTCCTCAATTAATCTTGTAGTAACGTAGTTTTTTAGCCGTATAGAGTCCTCTACAATATTATTACTATACCTATCTAACAGTTCATTTAACCATTTTGCTGTTTCTGCGTTGTATGGGCGACCTCCTGCAATAGGACTACCTGTAAATTGTCGTGCAGCTTCACGTGCTGACTCTTCTATATAGGGTCTATCTTCAGAATTTTCTGGATTTGGTTCTACTAACCCATTACGAATTAAGAATGCACGGGTATTAAACGCGGCTTTAGCACGCGTAACCATATCGCCATATTGTTCTGGCTTAAACGAAGTAGGTATTGGTACACCCAGTTCTGGTCTAATTTTAATTGTCATAGGAGGAATAATTGTTTGGCACTCCGGTTAATGGAAGTATAACAGAAAAAATATATTGTGCAAAGGAAACAGGATTCTTTTGTTTTGATGACGGGGGGTGTTCTGTAGGATTAAGCAGCTGTTGTAAATAAACAACACTGAAGGGGTAGGGGGGCTAAGCGATTTGACTAAAAAATTTGCAATCTAACGCGCAAATCCGAGTATACGTGTAGGGCGTGGGAGTCCCAAAATAAATTTTGCCCGTAGGGGGTCGGTCTGGCGAAATAAAAAATCAAAAAAGTTTTTTCTAAATTTAAAATCAAAAAAGTTTTTTCTAAATTTAAAATCGTGAGAGTTTTTTTTCTTCTAAAAAATAAAATCGTGAGAGTTTTTTTTCTTCTAAAAAATAAAACCATGAAAGTTTTTTCTTTGGTGTTCGTGTGAGTTTTTTCTTTAGTGTTCGTGTAGTAATTGATTGATTGATTGATTGATTGATTGATTGATTGTTAATCGAAACAGTTTCGATTAAGTGTTGTTTAATGGTAAAAATAAAACTTGACAATAAAATAGTAATCATGAGATAATTAGTTATGGTTGTGGAAGTGTTCGCTTCCCCCATATTTAATGAAAGGTTTTATCATGACTTCAAACGCTATCAATACAGTAGTAAAAACTCTCACATCTTCTCAAGGTGCTAAAGTAACTCAC